GAATAATAGAAGATGGAATACACTATTAAAAGAAGGCTGGATAACTGTATGGCGTAAAAGAAATCATACAACTCAAAAGTATAATATATACAAAACATCTTTTAAATGTAAGCAACTTATAAATAAAATATATAAGATAATGCTTGGCGAAGAAGATATACCGATTAGTGAACGTAGAAATGTAATAATGAAAGGTGAAACCTACACAAATAAAGTATTAAAGGTTTCTATAGATAATGTTAATAAAGATAAGTATAGATAATCATGGACAAAAGTAAAGCAATTATTTCAAACCCTATATTAAAAGGGCAAGTAGGAGAATCTCACGTATGGGATGGTCCTTTAAGTACAGAAGGGTTTCCAATGGATGGAGGTTCTAGTTCTGGTATTACCGGGATGGAAGTTAAAAAAGCTCCGACATTTTACAAAGCAGGCCCTATTACGCAAATTGCGAAAGCAGCTCGGGGAGAATAGTAATGAATATGGTGGACTTTAAGTTACTAGCTATCAACGGATCAGTTGGCGTAGTAACTATGATGGAAATAGAAGTATGGCTTAAAATAATACTTTTAGTTGTGACTATAGGATATACTTTAGCTAAATGGTTTAAACTCATAAAATAATGGCATATATACAACACTCGTCGCCCTTTTTAAAAAAAGGAGATGCACCCTCGCGAAAAAAATCTAAAGGTTATTATAATAAAGCAAATAAGACAGGAACAGGTGCAGCAGCTGGTGGAGGTATGTCAGAAAAAGGTGTTAAAAAATACAGAAAAGACAATCCAGGCTCTAAATTAAAAACAGCTGTAACTACACCACCTTCTAAATTAAAAAAAGGTAGTAAGGCTTGGAAACGTCGTAAATCTTTTTGTGCTCGATCTAAAAGCTGGACAAGCGAACGAGGCAGAGCAGCAAGAAGAAGATGGAATTGCTAATAATTAAACAACAACAATAACAACAACAAACCAAAACACAAAATTATGGGACACAAATCAAGAAAAAGAATAGCTCAAGACTATTCAAGAAATGCGATTTTTGATAAAAAGCATGGATTTAAAAAAGAAGCCAGATATGAAGCTAAACAAGCCGTAAAAGAAGCAGCCGGAGAAGGGCCCTCTATGATGGGTCAGGTTAAAAAAGGCTCTATGGCTATGAGCCGTATGGGCCATGTAGGGAGCTACACCGGCAATAATATGAAACTTAATGCAACAGCTTTAATGGGAGAATCCGTAGGGCAAGAAAGAACAAATCTTTTAACTGATATGCCAATTGATGATCGCGCAACACCTGTAGCAAATCTTAATAAAGGATATGGTTACCAAGTTGGTAAGCCTTCTGTTGCAAGTAGACAAAAATATGGAGGTAATAAAGGCGACGAAAGCAGATCTGACAGAGATTATAGTGCACCCACTAAAATGTATGGAGGTAAAAAAGGTGATATGAGTAAATCTCGAAGAGATTATATGTAAAACAGATAGGACTGTATAAACCTAGCAAAACATTAACAATAACAAAACACAAACAAAATGGCAAAATTTATCAAAATTAAAAAAGCAAATTTCGCATCTAGTTTAAACTATACAGCAGATATGCTTATAGGTGTAGATCAAATTGCAGTAGTAAAAAAAGGAACACACAGTGCAATTAATTCAGATGCAGCTACTATCTTTTTTCAAGATGCTAGCTCTTATATCACTTTTACTGATACAGCTAAAGGGGTGGATATTGCAAATGGAATCAATAGTGCTCTTACAGCCAATCCAGGAGGAGTAGTAGCAAATGTGCAACTAGATTCTTCAGTAGAAATTACAGCAATTACAGTAGCCTAATATGGAGTCTAAAGGACTTGGTGATTCAATTGAAAAAGTTACCAAAGTTACTGGAATTAAAAGCGTAGTAGATAGGGTCGCAGAGGGTTTAAATATCCCCTGCGGCTGTTCTGCGCGCAAAGAAAAATTAAATAAAATGTTTCCTTATAAATAATGGCTTTTAAACTTAATACCCCCCCTTATAAATTAGACAACACCCCTATATACAGTGTTGATTTAGGTAAAAATATTTTAGGAAAAGCTAATAATAATGGAACTATATTAATAAATAAAGATTTAAATCCTAATCAAATTAACAAAGTAGTTGATCATGAAATGGTTCATATAGATCAATTTAAAAGAGGTGATTTAGATTACGATGAAAATAATGTTTACTGGAAAGGTAAAACTTATTCAAGAAATAAAATGAAAGAGGGCGCAAAAAATTTGCCCTGGGAAAAAGAAGCTTACGATAAAGCTTAAATTATGTTTAAATTATTATTAGGCCTACTAAAAGGCGGGAGAAGCAATTAAGGGTAAAGAATTAGATCCTAATGAAATAATAGAATTGCAAACTAAAATAAATGAAATAGAAGCTGGTCATAGAACAGTATTTGTGGCTGGATGGCGTCCATTTATAGGATGGGTTTGCGGAGTAGCATTAGCATATAACTTCGTAATAAGAGATTTATTTATTTGGATAACAAAAACAGCCGATGCTCCTCCGGCATTACAAATGGAGCATTTAATGACAGTCTTATTAGGAATGCTTGGTCTTGGCGGATTAAGGACCTTTGAGAAAATAAAAGATAAAGTAAAATAATTTAATTAAATTTAATCAAATGAGTACAAAAGAAAAAAAAGTAACCGAAGAGCAATTAGCTAAAATTAAAGAACAACAAACCTCAATGAACAATAAGTTAAGAGACATTGGGTTTATTGAAAATCAAAAACATGTATTACTACATGAATATGCCGGGCTTGAGCAAGATATGGAAGCCTATAAAAAAGAGTTAGAAAAAGAATACGGCGCTATTAGCATTGATCTTGAGACAGGTGTTTATAAAGAAATAGAAAACACCGAAGAAAAAGAAAAGTAAAATGGATAGTGTTATAAGAAAAATCAGCATCGGCTCTGATTATAAAAATGATGCTATGCATTACTCCGTAGGCCAAGAGGTATATGGGGGACACAAAATAGCTTATATCATATTCGACGATACTGATAGTTCTTATAATATTTTTATAAAAAAGAACAACGAAGTGTTACCATGGAAAAAATTTAATTCTAATATGGCTATATCAGTTGAATATAATTTAGAATATGAATAGTGTTTACGATTTTATTGTTGAACCTATTGGGGAAAGATATAATAACACAACTAAAGTAAACGATAAAGAACTAATTTTAAATTGTAATATAGAATCTTTTAAGTTTATAAATAGGCTCGCAAAAGTAATAGCTGTCCCTAAAGCATATACTACACCTATTAAAAAAAATGATGAGATCATAATTCATCATAACGTATTTAGAAGATATTACGATATAAGAGGCAAAGAAAAAAACAGTAGCAAATATTTTAAAGACAATCTTTATTTTTGCCAGCCTGATCAAGTTTATCTTTATAAAAAAAATAATAAATGGCAGTCATTTATGGATAGATGCTTTGTCAAGCCTTTATTAAATAATGACGATACAAGCTTAGAAAAAGAGCAAAAGCATATTGGTATACTTAAATATGGCAATAGCTCCTTAAAAGCGCTTGAAATCAATCCTGGGGACGTCGTGGGCTTCACTCCTAATAGTGAATGGGAGTTTATAATAGATAATGAAAGATTGTATTGTATGAAATCTAATGATATTGTTATTAAATATGAATGTAAAAAAGACCAAACTGAGTATAATCCAGCAATTGTAGATTCAGAAGATGATATATCAGCAGATAGATTAAAAAATGCAGCAGCTACCAAAAAATTAGCAATATTTGATGCATTTGAAATACTTTCAAGAATAGAAACTGAAGAAAAGTTATTAGAAGATAAAAATACTAATCAAAAAACTTTTGGAGGTTTTGCTGAAACAAGATCAAAATAATGTATAAGCAAACACTATATTCAGTTATACCTGATTATGTAAAGCCTAATATATTAAAGAAAAAAAATAAACAAAAGAGCTGGGAATACGGGTATAACAAAGAGCACGATTTAATAATTATAAGTAAAACAGGCGAGCTCGGCGAAGTATATGACATCCAAGGCTTAAAAATAGGTCTACCATTAATACATAAATGCTTTAAAAGATCAAATAAAAAAGCTGAACAATATTGGCAGAAATTTGATTATCCTAAGCAATTAAAAAAAATTAAAAGTGTTTTTGACTGGAATAATTACCCAGACAATTTTAAAGAACAATGGTACGATTATATAGAAAATGAATTTAAATATAGAGAAGAGGGGTTTGCGTTTTATAATAACGGCAATGAAACTTACATTACTGGTACTCATTACATGTACTTGCAATGGACTAAAATTGACGTTGGGGCCGCTGAATTTAGAGAGTCCAATAGGTTATTCTACATTTTTTGGGAAGCCTGCAAGGCAGATAGTAGATGTTACGGAATATGCTATCTCAAAAACAGACGGTCTGGGTTTAGCTTCATGGCATCGAACGAAACTGTTAACCAAGCTACAATATCAAGCGACGCAAGATTTGGGATTTTATCAAAAACTGGGGCTGATGCCAAAAAAATGTTTACCGATAAAGTCGTTCCCATATCAACCAATTACCCTTTCTTCTTCAAGCCCGTTCAAGACGGTATGGATCGCCCCAAAACAGAGCTTGCTTACCGAGTGCCCGCCTCTAAACTAACTCGGCGCAAGATAGAAGTAGGCGAACAATTAGCGGACATTGATGGGCTTGACACTACAATCGACTGGAAAAATACAGGCGATAACTCATATGATGGGGAAAAATTAAAGCTTTTAGTGCACGATGAATCTGGCAAATGGGAAAGACCAGATAATATAATTAATAATTGGAGAGTTACTAAAACAACATTAAGGCTTGGGAGTAGAGTAGTTGGTAAATGTATGATGGGGTCTACATCGAACGCTTTAGACAAAGGGGGCGAAAATTTTAAAAAATTATATGAAGGATCAGACGTCACAAAACGAAACCGCAATGGACAGA